TTTGTAAAGCAGCCCGCTAAAATAGCGGCTAAGACGGCTAGACATAGATAGGAGAATTAAATGGCACGTTACCTACGAAATACTAAAGATGGGTTTATCTATGATTGGACTCCCATCCTTGCTGAGAACCCCTTGTGTGAAGAAGTCACAGAGGAGGAAGCATTTCCTGAGAAGTTCGTTCCTAAGAAACAGAAAGGCCGTAAGTCTGGCTTAGCATTGGAAACCCCAGTTGACGAGATCCCTGAGGCTCCAGTTGTAGAGAACGAAGAACTCAATGCAGAAGCATCTAAGGGATTACCCGAATGATACTGAACGATGTAATCACTGAGGTTCGCAGGATCCTCCAAGACATCAACGCACCACAGCGTTATAGCGATGCGGTGCTGTTGGGCTTTGCCAATCAGGCATTGAAGCGAATTGCTGTCTTGCGTCCCGATCTTTTTGCTTTGATTGGAGAAATCCCTACTACGGCAGGGCAAGTTCTTCAGTCAGCCCCATCTGATTCCATCCGAATTATGGAGATTTTTCAAGTCAAAGATGGTTCAGGGATTACCGAAACTAATCGTGAAGCGTTAGATCAAACTTATCCGACGTGGATGAATGATGCGGCCGCGCCAACCGTTAACTGGATGCGGCATACTCGTAACGCCAACCGGTTCTTTATTTACCCAAAAGCCCCCGCAAGTCAGGTACTGATCGGGGAATACGCTCAGACACCGCCGGTTTACACAGGTTCACAAACCGTAACTTTATTGTCTGATGCCTATATCCCCGTCGTTATTGACGCAACGGTGTTTATCGCTGAGTCCGTGGACAATGAGCATGTCAACTCCAATCGGGCGCAGTTGTTTCAACAGTCCTTTACTCAGGCTTTGGGCATTAGCGCTCAAGGTCGTGTCATTACTGACACTGAGGAAGGCGGGCTTACTAACGATCAGGTGATCTAATGGCTACGCGTACATTCCTTTCCCTTGTAAATCGGATAGCCCCAAGTGTGCCGGGTTGCCCGCAGCCAATCATCCAGCAATATGTTCGTGATGCTGCGATTGAGGCATGCGAGCGCACACTAGCGTGGCGTTACGAGCAGCCGTTGATCCGGCTGACACCCGGCGTGTACGAGTATCCATACACTAATCCGTTGCAGACTGAAGTCCATGCGTTCCTGACATCGAGTGTCAATAACGAGAAAGTGGATCCTGTAACTCTTGAGCAGTTGTACGCTGCTTACCCTGACTGGCCTAGCAATGACCCAGCAAAACGGGCTACTCCCCGTTTTATTTGCCAGTTAGACCCAGATAACTTTGTTCTTGCCCCACTACCTGACGCAACGGTGAACTATGATCTGAAGATGATCGTGGCTCTAAAGCCTTTGCGGACATCTACTGGCATGGATCAGAATGTGTTTGACGATCTTGAGAACGTGATTATGCATGGTGCATTGCAGCACTTATTGGTACTACCAGATAAGAACTGGTCAGACCGTGAGTTGGCTTCGTACCATTCTAGGCAATACCTTTACAAGACCACAGAGCGTAGAGCAAGGGCGAATTTAGGTGCAGCCCGTGCGTCGATGTCTGTACAAATGAACCCATTAGCGTGAGGAAATTATGGCCGTTGATGTTATCCGATTAGTAAAAGGCGATGAAAAGCCAGTTATCGTCCTCACTTTGACGGATGATATTACCGGCACGCCGATTGATTTGTCGTTGGGTACAACGACTGTCTCTGTCAAGTTCCGCGCTGCTGGCACGACTACACTTCTATCTACAATAAGTTGCACAAAGTTAAGCGGCGGTACGACCGGTCAAGTGCAGTTTGACTTTCAGAGCAACGTGCTGAACGTAGACCCCGGTATGTATGAGGGTGAGATCGTAGTTAACTACAACGGTCTGTTGCAGACAGTGTTTGATACCCTGCGCTTTACGGTGAGGGCAAACTTCTAATGGCAAACATTCGGGTCGCCTACGCTCTATCGTCAGTACTACTAGCCACCCCAGCGGCGGCTACGGTGTCTGCTGACGTAAGCACGCACTCAATTACAGCCTTAGCCCGACCAAATCAAGTCATTGCCGTCTCGGCGTTTGTTGTCCCGATGGAGTATCTGGAGGAACAGACCGTAACGATGTCTGATCTCCGAGTCTTTAACATTAACAAAGTCCTCATTGATGTAGTTACTGCAACGGATGTCAATAACGTAGCGTTTAATATTACGGCTACTGCTGTTGACTCGGTGGCTATTGTTGAGAACAGCGTCAAGATATTTAGTGGTACGGTAGACTTTGACCCATCTGACCCAGACGTTGACCCAGACCCAATTAACATCGTTGATGCGGATGTAAAGGGTATAGGGAAAACCCTAACAGAAACGCTTACTGCATCTGATGTAAATGTAAAAACTGTTGGTCAAGTATCTACTGATGCAGTTACCGCATCTGAAACAATCAACACTAAAGATGTTGGCAAGAGTTTGACTGACGCGACGGCCGCGGCGGACACGATCAATCAATTTAACACAGGTAAAGTTGTTGCTGATAGTGTGTCGGCTACGGAAGCAGCAGCGCTTAACGTAACAAAAGGCAATATCGCCGAGACTGTTACGGCGGCGGATACTTCTTTCCGCTCCCCCGGATTGGTTAAAACTGAGGCGGTTACAGCCTCTGATGCATTTGGGCCATTCAATATAGGTAAAAACCCTAGTGACTCGGCTACGATTGCTGACGCAATCAATACTATCTCGGTCGATAAAGTCCTAACCGATTCAGTCACGATGACTGAGTTTGTGGCTAAGACCCCCGGCTATGCGTTTGACTATGATGTTACCGACGCTGACGCTGACCCAGATCCTGTCTCGATGGCAGATGCACAGGCGTTCAGCCTAGATACTACCCGTAGTGACTCGGTGTCTGCTACGGATGCGGCTGCTAAGAGTGTTACTAAGCCAAACTTGACAGACTCTGTGACTGGTTCTGACGCAATTGTGCTGGCAGCAAGCAAGGTACTAACTGACTCGGCTACGGCTTCTGAGGCTATGGCTTTCAGCCCTGCTAAGGTTCTGACTGATTCTGTCTCTACTCCGACTGATGCCATCAACACATTTACAGTTGGCAAAGGGCTGACCGATACAGCGACAGCGACAGATGTTCTGAACCTGTTTGCGATCTCCAAGGTACTGACTGATTCTGTCACGATGGCTGAGTCGATCTCAACTACGCTGATCCTTGGGCAAACTACACCGCTCTATCCAGACTATGTGTCGATGGCTGACGGCAATGGCTTTGTGTTCCATCGCTACACAACGAACGTACCTGACTATACAGAGGTGTTAGGTGGCGCAGATAGTTTGCTGAACTCTGATTACATGCAGAGTGCAAGTGACAGCCATACGCACGAAAACTACACTGGCCTCATCAATGGCCCCGGATTATTACTCACCGCACCTTTGATTAGCGGTGAATTTATCACTTACGCTGATACCAGCGGCGCTGGATTAGTTGTAAACTTCCACTATACTGATGCGAGTGATCGCACTGTTGGTGGTTACTACTTCAACCAAACCCCGATCCTATAAGGAGAGAAAGATGTTTAACGATAATGTTAATGTGAAAGGTGAACTACGGATCACCGTGACTAACCCGGAGGGCAACGTCAAGCATGAAGTTGTTGTCCCCAACCTCGTAGTAACCGCCGGTAAAAACTTTATTGCCTCCCGCATGGAAGGTACTTCATCCAATGTCATGTCACACATGGGAATTGGTACAGGTACAACCGCTGCGGCAGTTGGCGATACCGCTCTTGAAACTCAAGCCGGTCGTGTTGCTTTGACTTCAACCACTGTTACTACCAATAGTGTGGCGTATGTCGCTACATTCCCTGCCGGTACTGGTACTGGCGCAATCACTGAGGCTGGCATTTTTAATGCTTCGTCTGGCGGCACAATGCTTTGCCGTACTGTGTTCTCAGTGATTAACAAGGGTGCAGCCGATACGCTTGGTATCACTTGGACTGTAACCGTTAACTAATCGGAGTACGAGATGGGAATTAAATTCGCAAATAGCGCGTTTGCCACGTTAGCGTCTGGTATTAATAACAGCGCTACAAGCATTACGCTGACTACCGGGCAGGGTGCGCGTTTCCCATCTCTGTCCGCAGGTGACTACTTTTTTGCCACGCTGATCGACACTTCCAACAACTTGGAGATCGTAAAGTGTACGGCTCGTTCAACGGATGTACTAACTGTAACCCGCGCTCAAGAGTCTACAACTGCTCGTGCGTACTCAGCGGGTGATCGTATTGAGTTGCGGATTACGGCGCAAGGTCTGGTTGATGCGTCTGGTGATTTAGCAAGCGGTACACTGGCTATACCCGGAACTTCTGCTAGTGGTGCAATTGCTAGACTTTACGAAGATACAGATAACGGTACAAACTACATTGGACTAAAGGCTCCGGCTTCTGTTGCAAGCAATCTTGACTTTACGCTTCCTTCTGCGGATGGTAGTGCTGGGCAGTTCTTAAAAACTAACGGTTCTGGCGTGCTTGGTTTTGAAACAGTATCACAACGATTGGTGCAATCACAGTTTGTTTACAAACAAGATACTTTTGTAACAACATCTACTTCTTATGTTGATGTTACCGGGCTAAGTGTCTCAATTACCCCAACAAGTGCAAGCAACTACATCATGGTTTTAGGCGCAGTTGTTGTTAGTAATAGCGGTGATATGGGTGCCGTTCGACTGGTAAGAGACTCAACGCCGATTCAAATTGGTACGGCGGCGAGCAATCGTTATGCCGCTACTGCGGATTTTCGTTCTAGTGCGGATTCGGCAATGTCTGAATTCCTTCCTCTTGCATATCGAGATTCTCCGGGAACTACTTCGTCTGTAACTTATAAAATTCAAGCGGGTGCGTTTGTTAGCGGTACTGTAAGGATTAACGCATCCGGTGGTGACGAGGACCAAACTAATCGAGGTCGTTATGCCTCAACTATTCTTTTACTGGAGGTCGCACCATGATAGCCTCGGCACTACAAAGTTTACGCCCCGGCGCTCAATGGTCTCTTAATGGGGACAATTACGACGGTATTGATTGGTTAGATACACAACAAACTAAACCATCAGAAGCCGAAGTAAACGCTGAAGTAGCCCGGCTATTAGCCGCACATAGGGCTAAAGAATACGCCCGCAACAGAGCAAAAGAGTATCCACCCATCGGTGACCAACTTGATGCTATGTGGAAAGGCGGCGATGCGGCTGCTGAGATGCTCTCACAAGTACAGGCTGTTAAAGCCAAGTACCCCAAGGAGTAGATCATGGGAGTTAAAGTCGCCAATAATGCCTTTGCTACACTGAACGCTGGTATCAATAGCAGTGCAACTACGATTGTGCTTTCTGCGGGCGAGGGTGCGCGTTTTCCTACATTAAGTGCTGGCGACTATTTCTTCGCTACGCTGATTGACACAACGAACAATCTGGAGATTGTAAAAGCCACGGCGCGTGCCACAGATACTTTAACGGTTGTGCGTGGGCAAGATAGTACGACAGCCCGTGCGTTTAGTACTAACGACCGCTTTGAGTTGCGCCCAACAGCGGCGCTTTTTGATGAGTTTGCATCCCGTGCGACTACGGGTAAGGCAATCGCAATGGCAATTGTTTTCGGGGGATAAGATGGCGCACTTTGCTAGAGTTAATGCACAAGGGATTGTCGAGCAGGTTATTGTTGCAGAGCAAGACTTTATTGATACTCTGCCTGACGCATCTTCGTGGGTACAGACTTCATATAACACACATGGCGGTGTCCACACTAACGGTGGAACACCTCTCCGAAAGAACTACGCAGGAATTGGGTACACCTATGACCCATCACGCGACGCGTTCATACCGCCTAAACCATATTCACAATGGGTTCTCAATGAGCAGACTTGCTTTTGGGATGCCCCAACACAGATGCCCAATGATGGAAAAGAATATCAGTGGGATGAACAACTAGGCAACTGGGTCGAAGCACCCGCTCAAGGAGAGTAATTATGGCAGCCCCTAATATCGTCAATGTAGCAACCATCACAGGTAAAACCGTTGGAGCAGCACTGACTACCTCTAGTGCTGACATTGTGACTAACTCCGCAGGTAGCGGTAAGGTCTTTAAGGTCAATGCGATTCTTGTAGCCAACGTAGATGGTTCAGCAAACGCTGATGCAACTGTCGGGTTTTATAACGCTGACAACACAACGACATATAAGATTGCAAGCACCATCACC